CATTTGATTATTGTTATTGATTCAATTGGTAATCTAGCATCAAAAAAAGAAGTAGAAGATGCACTTGTAGGTAAGTCTGTTGCTGATATGTCAAGAGCTAAACAAGTTAAATCTTTGTTTCGTATGGTAACACCTCATTTGAATATTAAAGACATTCCTATGATCGTGGTGAATCATACATACAAAGAAATTGGTATGTTCCCTAAAGATATTGTAGGTGGTGGTACTGGTTCATATTACTCCGCTGATAATATCTTTATTATTGGTCGGCAGCAAGAGAAAGAAGGCACTGAAGTTGTTGGTTATAATTTCATCATCAATGTAGAGAAGAGTCGTTATGTTAGAGAGAAATCTAAAATACCTGTCACCGTTTCTTTTGATGGTGGCATTAGCCGATGGTCTGGTTTACTTGATGTCGCTATGGAATCAGGACATGTAATTAAACCTACTAATGGTTGGTATTCAAAAGTTGATATTGAGACTGGCGAAATTGAAGATAAGAAGTATCGTATTAAAGAAACCGATAGTAAAGACTTTTGGATGCCAATCTTGAATAAGAAATCATTTCAAGAATACATTCAAAAGAAATATGCCATTACCACTGGAGAAATTATGAAAGGTGGTGTTGGTGAAGCGTTTGAACTTGAAACTTCTAATGGAACAGAAAAATGATTGAAGGTGTTGATTATTGTTTTATCTATCCTAAAAATGATAAGACTACCGTAAATATTAAACTACTCCAAGGGCCTTATGTAGATACTGTATTTAAGTATGGTAAGGTAAAATTAAAGGAAGAAGATGGCGAAATGCATTTACTTTTCGCTTATGATGTGTTAGAATCTACAGTTGACAAACCAAAGAATCTAGAAAAAGATATGACCTTTAAAAATTATCTTGGTGATTTCTTGGTTGAAATGATGAGTGCTAATATGGATCAAGAATTGATTGATGAAAACGATTCAACTTTATCTTAATCAGGTAAAGTGGGTAGGAACGATATTATGTTTATTGGGTATATTACTGACCAGTTTTAATATTTATCCACTTAATATCTTTCTGAGTTTCATTGGTTCTTTTCTTTGGACTTGTACAGGCCTTGTACAAAATGATAAACCACTTTTCGTTGTTGAGGTTGTGGCCACTATCATGTATTTAATTGGAATATTTTCTTGGGGTTTAAAATTGTTATGAAATTAGAACAAACGATATTAAGAAATTTGATTTACAATGAAGACTATCTTCGTAAAGTACTGCCATTTTTAAAGACCGAATATTTTAATGATAAAGCCGAAAAGGTAATTTTTGATGAAATACAACACTTCACAACATCTTATAATAGCACACCGCCGGTTGAAGCGCTTAGAATTGCCATCAGAGAAAAGAAAAATCTTACAAATGATGAAGTGGAGAGATGTGAGGCGTATCTACAAGATGTGCAAAACGATAAAGAAAAGACGGCCGAGATTCAATGGCTTGTTGATAAATCGGAAAAGTTTTGCCAAGAGAGGGCGATCTACAATGCAGTATTGGGGTCTATTTCTATCCTTGACGGGAAAGACAAGCAACGAGAGAAGGGTTCAATTCCCAAGATATTATCAGACGCTCTGGCGATAAGTTTTGATAATTCAGTAGGCCATGATTATTTGGAGAATAGTGATGAACGATATGAATTTTACCACAGAAAGGAAGAAAGAATTCCGTTTGATTTGGAATACTTTAACAAAATCACAAAAGGCGGTTTGCCTGCTAAGACACTTAACATTGCTCTTGCTGGTACTGGTGTTGGTAAGTCTCTTTTTATGTGTCATGTTGCCGCTGGTGCTATGTCACAAGGTCGTAATGTTCTTTATATCACCCTTGAAATGGCTGAAGAAAAAATTGCTGAAAGAATAGATGCTAATTTATTAAATGTATCTCTTGATGATCTTATGGAGTTACCAAAAGATATATATGACAAGAAGGTCGCTCGGGTCCGTGAAAAGACTACAGGCAAATTAATTATCAAAGAATATCCAACCGCTTCTGCTTCTACAACACACTTTAGGACCTTACTGAATGAACTTAATCTTAAACGCAGTTTTGTGCCCGATATTATTTTTATTGACTATCTTAATATATGTTGCAGTTCTCGTATTAAGGCTGGCGCAAATATTAATTCCTATACCTACATTAAGTCAATCGCTGAAGAACTTCGAGGTATGGCTGTGGAACACAATGTTCCCATAGTATCAGCTACACAGACAACTCGATCTGGTTTTACTAGTAGCGATCCGGGTCTTGAAGATACCTCTGAGTCATTTGGTTTACCGGCCACAGCCGATCTTATGTTTGCTTTGATCTCTTCTGAAGAACTTGAAGAATTAGGTCAAATGATTGTCAAACAGTTAAAGAATCGGTATAATGATCCTACACACTACAAGAGATTTACGATTGGTGTTGACAGATCAAAGATGCGCCTGTATGATGTAGAACAATCAGGTCAAGCAGGTATTGCTGATTCTGGCCAAGATAAACCAATAAACACTTTTGGTAACCGTGAGAAGAAGTCATTTGAAGGTTTTAAAGTATGATCTATTTACCAAGAGAAGATGCTCTTTATTGTGCTAAGGTATTCCATGATTACTTTAGTAACTTTAATGGAGTAGAAGAATATATGAGAGATGAGAAGTTAAAATCTCTAAGTGATATACCTTTCTCTTTATATCCTCTAGAAGATGATTTGTTTTCTGACTTCTCTATGCACCCTAGTGAAATGGACATTGAAGTTTGTGAATTACCTTCAGAAACATGGGAAACTTTGTTGAGTATTACATCATCCCATGTCAATAAACAACCAGTTGGTAAGAACATCAAACTGGCGGTTAAAGAAAAAAACACCAATAAGATACTTGGATTTATCAGGTTAGGTTCTCCTGTAACTTACATGAAACCTCGTAATGATCTACTAGGTCAAGTCTTTACACAGAAACCTGAGTGGTCCAAACAGTTTAATAAGTCCTGTATAATGGGTTTCGTAATAGTACCTTCACAACCTTTTGGATTTAACTATCTTGGAGGTAAACTTCTATCGGCCATTTGCACTTCTCATACAGTAAGAGAATTCTGTAACAAACGATATGGTATGGAACTCTGTATGTTTGAAACTACTAGTCTTTATGGCACCACTAAGAATATATCTCAATATGATGGTATGAAACCTTATATACGGTATAAAGGTATTACTGATTCAGATATTATGCCAATGATGCGTGGTGACCGATATGATAACCTTAAGAGTTTTATTGAAAGTAAAGTTGGTGATATATTAGAAGGAGACACCTCATCAACCAGTAGAAAATTAAGGACATATACAAAGATACTGGCGTTAACCAAAGCGGCACTCAAAGGTACTTTGGAAGGTGATGTGTTTATGAAGACTATTGAAACGGCTAAGCAATTAACAGAGAAGAAACGATATTATGTTTCCAATTATGGTTTTAAAAATTACTTAGAGTATGCTAGTTGTAAGTCCGATAAGTTAATACCTGACGAGAACTATGACAAACATGAATTAGAAAATGTTGTTTCATGGTGGAAAAATAAAGCCATAAATAGATACGAAACCCTTAAAACTGAGGGTAGATTGAGAACCGAATTAGAAATTTGGACTTCAGGTAAAGAAATTCAAATCATAAGGTAAAAATGGCATTAACAACTTCACAAATAAAAACAATCCAAGATTTATTATCTAACATATATGAAAAAAAATATGTTGAATATGATAATAAAAAAATAATTACTGTTTTTGTTGATAATGTTGATAGAACATTCAGAAAAAATGAATTACAAAAAATACAAAAAATGTTTTCTAAATCACCATTTTTTGCTAAGTATACAATACCTACATCAGGAGGTAAAACTGGTGCTGTGAAAATGGCTCCAATCGAAATACAAGTTAAAGCTAGTTTAGAAGCAAAACCAATTTCTACAGGAAAAGCAAAATTTAAACCATCAGATATTAATCCATCAATTGTTAATGTTTGGTTGAGTCCAGAAGAAATTGTAAAGAATGTTGAACTGTATATAAAAAAATTAGATTTACAATCTAGTGTAGAATTAAAAATTATTAATTTATTAAAATTGACAGTAAAAGATACAAATACTTCAATACCTTTTGATGTTGAAAAAGATTTGGTTCCTCCTGAATTTTTTGAAATATTAACTTCAGTTAAATTATCTGTCCTTTTACGAGCAAACGATATAAAAATAAGAAAAATTTTAGGTATACCTAAAAGAATGGATTTATCAAAAAGTAAAATAAAAATTTATATACCTCAACAAGCTAATTTTCCTTTAATTGATTATTATATTAGTATTACAGCTTCAGAAAAGAAAGAAGAAGATGCTTCCTTAAAAATAAGTGTTAAATCAAAAGTAAAAAGTCCTAAAGCAAATACTGTAAAATTTAAAGATATCTTTGAAAAAGAACAATCTGTTGAAGATTGGTATAAAGCTTTAAATTTGCAACTCAAAAAAGAACAAAAGGGACCAAAAATTGTTGCTGGATCAGCAATAAAAGTTTATAAAAATTTTCAAGGAAAATCTTTATCTGGTATACCTATTTTTTCAGTATTAAATTTATTAAAAGAAGATAAAAAAAATTTTGAAAATTTGATAAAAAATAAATTTCAAATAGATGTTGATTTATTAAAAAGAGCACTAGAACAAGTTTCAAAAAAAATAAAAACTGTATCTACAAGTACCGATTTAAGTGAAGTTATAGACGATAAGAATGATTTATCTCAAATAATAATTACCTTAAATAATGTGATAAGTAAAACCGGCGGAAAAAAAGTTGATAGTAGTGTTTACAATTTAGCATATTTGTGTGAAAGAATATTAGTAACTTCAAGCAAACAAAATTCGGAAACAAAATATAATTATTACCAAATGTTTTTTGATGAAGTATTAACCAAAAAAAGAATTGCTTATGCAGTTTCTTCTGTTAGTGGTAAAAATTTAAATTATAATTTTTATTCATTAGTAAATTTTTCACAAGAATATGCTTCTTGGTTAGAATTAAGGAGTAAAAATTCTCCAAATAGTCCAAATGATGTAATAGGAATTGACGTTTAAATCGTTTAAATATATTAATATGACCATAGACATCAGCAAATTAGCAAAGCAATATGAGAGTGACAATGATTTTGGTTTTTCTTCTATTAGTGAAGAAGAATATAATGCAACCATCACTAAAGCAGCAAAGACGATGGACACTTACAAGGACCGATTACTTGAAGTGGAAAAGATAATTATTCCTTTTCTTGCCAAACTACATACGACTGGAGAT